AAGTCTTGCAGTTTATATTGTGTTTTCCACAATGCTTCGATTTTAGCATCGTCACCCTCAAAGAGTGGTGATACACTATCGAATTCTGATTTATCGTAGTTGGTAAAACCTTCTACTTTACGAATTTTCAGTTTGAAGTTAGTTCCTGCCCAAGGATCAAATGGGTTAATAGGACTCTCATCTTCGAACTGAGGTTTCATCACATCCATAATCTTATCAAAGATTTTCTTACCAAACTTAAACAGTTTGACTTGACCTTCATTCTCAGGATGCTTCGGATCAGAAACAACGAGAACATTGGCAATGTAAGAAAGTCTACGCTTTTGCTTTCGTGCGATATCTTTGTTTGCTTCTGTACCAGAGTTCCATAGAACAGAGTTGTACTCTGCAACAGGGTCTTTTTCATTAAGCGTTGTCAAAGAGTTCTCAATGTACCACTTACCAGTAGGACCTTGAAACCCATGATTAAAGATACGAACCCAAGGAAGTTCTTCACCTTCGCTTTCTGGAAGAAAACGAATAACAGCAAAACCATTACCAGACTTATCTAACTCTGGACGCCAGAAGCGGTCATCGTTGTTGCTGTTGTTGGATTGTTGTGGGGTGTTTACTTTTTCTACTTCGTTAAGTAGGCGTGAAAGATTGTCGTTAGACTTTTTAAGTTGTGCAAAATTTGTCATTTGTATTTACCTCGTATGTACGTTATATTGCGTTGTATAAGTTTATCTTATCCACATATGTTTCATAATGTATAAGACTATTTATATGACTTACACGTTAGTTTCGTCATATTTCTGTATTCTACTATACATTATTACCTTGTATTTGTCAACATCAAAATCAAGAAAAGGTCGGTATTTAATTAACTTTCGCCGCTCTTCTTTCCAAAAGAAATCATCTTTTAGCATCTTGTCCCAATATGACAAATAGTTGTTAATAGCGTCTAGTATTAGCATCGTTTCGATTTTTACATCTCCACGACTGTACATTTGTAGTAGCAGAGGATGTTGCTCATCTTTTACTACAAAGCATTTGTCAAACTTGTTTACTTCTTCATAAGCAAGTTCTGAGCAAATCTGTTCTAGGTCATTCTCAAAGTTTTTAGTTAAACTCTGTAGACGACCTTTCCATTTATTATAAACCTGGAGTGCCTCTTCATATATGAATGCTCCACCCCATCTATTACCATCAACATGATTAGCAATTAAAAACTTAGGTAACTCATCTTCACTAAACTCCTTTGCCAATTTAGTAAAGTTGAATTGGTCACTTCTTTTATAGAAGGTCTCATTCTTTGTTTTGACTGCACCTCTAGTCTTGGTGATATCATATCTATCTGTTGTGAAATGTAACTTGAAAGCAAGGTACACATTAAAAGCATCGAATTCATTCATACGAAAGGTTTGCCGCATATCCATCCTACTAAACTATAACGAACACCTTTTGTTACTGGTGTTACTCTGTGAAATTTAAAACTAGGAAATACTATAGCACATCCTTTGCTTGGTGTCAAGGTAATAATTCTATCTTCTTCGTATGGGGCGCCGACTTCAAATTGAAAATCTCCACCCTCATAATCATCATTAAGAATAATAGAAAAACTAATCTTTCTAATTTTACCAGATAATTCCTCATCATGATAAACAGTACTTGTTTGGTCGGCATGCCAATTATAATGTTGTGATTTATCATACCGAGTAAATTGCAAATCTTCTATAGCATCATAGTCAAAGTTCCATTTGTTATTTACATTTTCCATATATATCAACTGCAAAACTTTTGAATATATAAATTCTGTAGTATCATCTCGTTTTAACCAAGAAATACTACTTGACCTGTGTTCTTTTATTTTGTCTGCTTCAATTGTAGCATCTTCCATATCAACTTCACCAAGAGAAATAATACTATTCAACTCATCTTGATTAAACACAGGTTTAGTTTCAGAAAATTCATGCTCTAAAATCATATTGGTAATACTGCAGTCTTAGGAAGATAGTTTAGTTCTTGTGCAGTTACTTCTACCTTCTCTTTTAGAGTTCGTGAGACATACTTACGAATATCTTCAGGTTCAAGTTGATGCTCTTCGCAGTAATAAAGAATAGCATCCATATAATTAAGTTCTTTTTCTCTAACAAGTCTTTCAATAACGAGAGAAAATCTTTTAGGTGTCATTGGTTCAATAGTAGTTTCAATTTCTGTTTCTGTCATTATTAATCCCATCTATAAAAAATGTGGTCACCTATTTGAGCAATATATGTTTTCGTCTTTGCCCAATAAGGATTTACATAAGTTGCATGATAATGTGTCGACCCCTCAATCATACCATCATAACGACCATCTATTACTCTTGTCGCTAAAAGATATAATCCTGAGTATGCGTACACATCTCTAATTTCGTCAGACTTACCGTCACAGAACCAACTAAACTGACATTTATTTCTAATTGGAACATCTTTGTTGTGTTCTTCTTTCCACCACTTAGATGTTGGTCCTTGATACACCACTTCACATATAGTGTTAGGAAATCTTGAATCCTTAACACGGTTCATAACAACTAATGATACTGCAATCTGACCCGCTTTGGGTTGTCCCTTTGCTTCAAAGTACATATTTTTTGCGAGACAAGTTGTTTCTGCATCAATAGTAAATGTTTCGGTTGCAACCTCTGCACTTGATCCGCTTGACTTATAAGCGATTGCAGAAGCAACTAATGCTGTTAACACAATTGTTTTTTTCATCATGTACACAGTATACTATAAAAGAAGAAAGAAGTCAAGCAGAAAACCACTTGACTTCTCATTATTACCACCTTAGCGTTGTGAAACGAAAGAATTCATCTCATTTGCTAGTTTGCTGATATCACCGAATGTCGGAAATGTAGGCATTTCTGGAAACTGAACATCTAGTCCTGCTTCTTTGTCTGCATAGTATTTCTCTTTAATATTGCTGATATCAGTGTGATATTGCTCTGTGAGCAGTTGTTTAGCACTCTCAATCATAGAGAAGCGCAAATCGAATGGATTACTCATACTATTTCTCCTTGTGTGTATGTGTGTAAAATGTAGGGTGAAGCAATTGCTTCTTCTGTTTCCAGGCGTCCCTACAACACCCAGAAGATTATGCCGCTAGGCGAATATCTTCATATGCAATGTTATCGTTTGCATTTACTTTGTTTTGACTTATTAGGCGGTCATCCCACAGTTCTACTCTTTCCTATTTACGTCAGTCGATCCTTTTTCGCCCCCATCATAATTACTCGATTTACCAACACCAGATAGATATCTTATTGGTGTCTTTTCTTGTATCTTAAACAGTTTTATAAAAAACTCTGTTAGTCTATCAAACATATTGTCCTCAAGTAATTATGGTGGAGGCGGTGGGTATCGCACCCACGTCCTGCCCGTCATTCAGATTGTATCAACAAACTGTACATTATATATAACATGCTTTGATGTAAATGTCAAGTAGTAATTCCATTATTACCAAAAATACTGTTATACTCTAAGTCACCTCCATCTGATATAACGCAAGTTACATTTGCTGATGGAAGAAATTCTAATATTGTGACTGTACCTTTGTCTTTGTTAACTAGAACTTCGACAATACTAGGTAGTGTGGTTTTGTATCTAATCATTCCAACTTCGCCGTACTCATTCGCGAATTCTGCTTTTACTTCGCTGTATGGTTTCTTAGTACAGACAACAGGTTTTTGTCCTTGTCTATATTCATGTTCTGGATTATCTTCACCGAAGGCAAATCCGCACCAAAAAGATATACTAAGAATTATTAGATAATGTGGAAAGTATTTCTGTAACATTTTTATTTTCCTCAGAGGTTACCATCTTAAAATTGAAAGGCATCGTTATTCGATATCCTTCAGTATTATGAGGTGGCATTTCATGTTCTAACCATCCTGGAAATAAAACTACTTTACCCCTTTCCGCTTTTATTGAAATAGGAGTAAAGTTAAATACCTGAGGTCTTGGATCATAAAAATTAGTATGTCCAATATCGTCATAATACACAATAGCACATACCATGTTATTATCACCATGACTGTGTTTCGAATGTGTACAACCTTTTTGTACATAGTTAAAGAAACTCATGTCAATCACAGCGCGCCGCTGATACAGTTGCGTTACATGATTTGTTACTAATCTATTTATCATAGATGTGTATGGACCACAAACTTCAGTCGTTAAGTCTCTATTGTATGTTGAAAAATATAAAGATATACCACTCGCATTCTTATTATCTTCAGCATATTTTTCTAGTTCGGTTCTAGAATTTGCTATGACAGTTTCATCTAAAAAATATTCATGTATTGTTGTCTCAAAGAAACTATGTTGAGTAACACCTTGCACTACACACCCTTTACTGATTGATAATCATTTCTAACTTGAATGTATTTACCAATCCAATCATCACGTTTCACCTGAAACAATTGACATTCATTACCCTCAACTGCAATGAGAATTGAAACTGTATCAACGACAATGCCGGTTCTCTCTTCATACATGACTGCATATGCGGCGCCTTGCATAAAGTAGTTTTCTATATAATTTGCTGACTTAGGTTTACTTGATGTTTTAAAATCGATAATAGAAAGACGACCATCAAACTCAGCAATACAATCTACACGTCCTGCAGTTTTTAAGTGATTAGAGAATAGTGATACTTCTTGACAATGTACATTATTAATTCTATGCAACAGAGGTTTAATACTATTAAACATATCTTTCTCTGCAGGAGTTTTTAGGTTTGGTTCTTTGTTGTTGATATAGTCTTCAACTTGATAGTGAAACTTAGTTCCTCTCGTTGATGCTTGTCTACTGATTTTGTTCGCCGCTTCTTCACCAACTCTCTTGCGCCACTCCATGATACCCTTTTGAGATAACCATCCTAGAACAGTTGTGACTGAAGGATATTTTAATCCATCAGGAGTAACGTACAGACGCATGTTATCTTCATTGATTGTTTCTAATTCATCAATCTTTATATCATGCTGTAAATGTGTATAGTTCATCAATTTCATTCCAATAGAAGTGGTAGTATGCTAACACTATAACACACTACCACGCACTTGTCAAGTATTAAATTAATCCAAATGCTTTAGATGTAGTTTCATCTACTCTTCGTAACCATCCACGACCAAAGGTCTCAAAAGTACCCAACTTCTTATAGTAGTTTGTACGCATCTCTTGATAGTTGGTGATTGCTTGGTGAAGACCCGCATCTTCATTTGCTTTATCATTATCAATTTCATCAATATATTCTTGTAATGCTTTTAGCGTCATAGGTCCGATACCACCATCTGGAGTTGCACCAATCATCTGTTGTAAGTATTTTGCGGCACGACCTGTTCCAGCATTAACACCAAAATCAAAAACACACAAGTCTAAACCTGCAGGTAAATCATCACCTTTCAGTCTATCCCAATATTCTTCTTTATAAATTGGGGCAACGTCCTTGACTTTAAGTGATTTCATTTTTTTCACTTTAAGGTCCTTGCGCTCACAGTATGCCTCATAGACACGTTTTGTTACTCCAAGGTTAGTCTCACCTCCTGGGTCCTTAGGATGATTAACGTATCCACCTTCGTGGTGTAGAATGGTATCTAAGCATTCTTCATAATTCTTCTGCATTTTAGTCTCCTATGCGATTTTTAATTTCTTGTCAATACTCTCGTAAAGACCAGCGTACTCTTTTCTGTTCTTTGCTATGATATACTCTTTAACAAGTCCGCTTCGTACAATGTCTTCTTCTTTAAAGTCAATCATGTCAAAAGATTTCATATTCTTCACAATGTCCATAAAGTCAATGATACCTCTCTGTTCATTCTGTCTAGTCAAATCAGTTTGCATAAAGTCACCAGAGAAAATAATTTTAGAGTTTTCACCAACTCTTGTTATAATTGTGTCCAACTCATGAAAGTTTAAGTTTTGACACTCATCTACAATCACAATACTATCAATAAGTGTTATGCCTCTTATATATGATGTAGGAAGAAATTCTAGTATCTCTTGATATTTAGCAAGTTCGTATGGGTTCTCTACACCAGGAAATAGTTCATTCATTAATGCCACATATGGTTCATTATATACTGCAGACTTCTCTTCTTGTGATCCAGGAAGAAAACCTATATCTCTGATAGGTAACATAGACCTAACTAATACAACTTTTCTTTGGTCAACTCTACGCGATAAAATTGCGTTCATTGCAAGATATAATGCAATAAAAGTTTTCCCTGTTCCAGCACATCCATGAAGGATTAAATTTTTATCGTTATTGAATGCCTCAAAAGTTTTTTCCTGATTGGTTGTAATCGGTTTAACTTTTTTTAGTAACGTGTCTGATAATGCTTTAACGGTAATTACTTTAGATTTTGTCATGTGTTCTCCTCTGTTATGACTGAACCATTACAAGAGTTTTCAACAAATACATTATGACTTATGAAATGGACATTTTCCTCCTTTATTCTTCTGCGTATACCCAAAGTATTTTAACGCATTTCTATATGGTACTGATGATCCCCATGCTGTACCCCTCATAAAATTAGAAATTTCTCTATGTCTTTCTATGTCAATATCATTAATCATTCTGACTTCTAAAGGTAGTCTATCTCTCTTAATAGGAATGTATGTGACAAGAGGTGTCATATAAGGTATTTCAAATTGAACACCCTTCTCCTTAACAAAGAAAAACATATTAGAAGTGTGCCAGTAGTCTGTGTTAAGTATTCCTGGCATTGCTTCTAATGTATTGTTGAATTGATATGTGGGATCAATCTGTAACATTGACCATCCAGGAGGGGTGTGTATTTCCCATATACTATCCAACTTCAATAAACAAGATGCCCAGTGTTCTGGCATCTCAGGAATCATTGTTGAATACTGAGAAGTAGGATGTATACCCCAATTTTCATTGGTATCGTTTTCTTGTTGCCACTGTTCTAACTTACTTAGTGTTACACTCTCACTAGTAGCAAAATCTCCATCCATATTTTTATGCTGGTCTGTTTTTGCTGTGTAACCTGCTCTATGCGTTGATGAGTGTGTTATTAAATCTTTACCATCTTCAGTAACAGTTACAATCGTATTACCCCAATACGGCATTGTGTATCCAACACTGAGAATGTCTTGCATTCCAGGGCAGGTCTTAATTGTTTGACCATGTGTCTTAAAGTCAGGATGAATACCTCCAGGTGCCGCCCGCAGAATTTGCGCTCTTGCTTGTTCATCAACATCTAGTAATTGATTGGTTGGTAACTTCTTAAACCAATCAGGAATAAAATGACTACTATTCTTAATAGGTGCCCATTTTTGCACACCCTCTATCTGTGTGACAAATTCAACTTTTGGTGGTGTATATGTTTTCTTTGCTAACCATGTAGCAAAGTCGTTGAGTAATTCTCTCACTTTTTCTTTGACCTATGCTTTGCTAAGATTTGTTCAGTCTGACTTCTCTTAATAGATTTACGATTGTATTGTTGATCCACTGCCGATCCAGGCGCATTCTCTCCAATTCGTGACATTACTTCTTTGAATCCGTCAGAGGTTTTATCAGATAGTGATACGCCGCCAACAATTGTAGGAGCGGTAATGACTGGTTCAATATTGGGATTTGTTTTGAGGAAGTCTTCTCGGTCTTTCCATGACATGAATTCGTCAAATACTTCTCCAGTTTGCTGATTAATAAACGTGTATGTGGGCATTATCTATATCTCTATTTAGTGATTGGTTATTGTACCATTGAGGTACATCTCTCTTTTTCCAGTTAGCAAAAGTCTTTTTTGCCTCACGATAAAAGTTGCGATAAGCACTGATGCTATCACCTTCTACCATACATTGCGGAAACTGCTTCATCGCTTGAGGTGGTTCTACAAAATCTTTATCAGAAATATTTGTCGGTACAGTTTTTAGAAGTTCTGACAAAAGCGTATAACTAGCGTGGGATTTTCCATATCTATAGATGAACTCTTTATGCAACTCAGACCAGAGGTTGTACAACCACTTATAATGAGTGACAGACTGACGAACCCAAATAGCAGACGGGTGATTGACATGACATGCTTTATATACGATTTTCTCTGCATTGTCGTTTTGTAAACGCCATCGTTTTACTTTTCTGTTGTTCTTGCTATAATCAGTGTACTCATCGCCGTCAAGAACCCTGTGGGCGGTTGACATGAGTTGTGCATACTCGACAAGCATCTTACTCACATGTTTGTCTACATGCCACTCAGCGCACGTTTTAGGGTCATTATGTAGATAGAATATATTCATCATCACCTCATTGTATCATTAACTATATTAATGTATCATAAATCAGTCATTATGTCAAGAATTTTCTTCAAGTTTCTTCTGTAGTTTTCTCCAACGCTT